TATTTGATGCTACTCGTTTGGCTAACTCAAGGGTGCGTTGTGTTTTTTTACTTGTATTGCTGATAAGCATGCTTTTATTATAGCAACATGCGGAACTAAAGGCAAGGAAATTATTTGTAGCACTTACACGCTACACATGGCTTGACATACATAAAAAGTATTGCTGGGAGAGGCAGCCACACATGTTATATCAACCCGATCGCCAAAGACGGCGGTATCACCAACAAACGTAATTACATTGCTGCCGATTGTTATACCACTAGATGCAGCATCGCCAGCGACGACGATGCCGCCTAAGACATCGTTGCTCGTGTCACCTCTTATAACGGTTACAGGCTCTGCCGCGGCCTCAGTAATAATAATTGAGACATGCCAGCCGGTTAATTTCTTACCTTCCACTGCAGTTGTCGCAGTTGGCAAAGTAATTGCATATGCGGCCGAAGCATCCATCGCTACGGAAAATACCGCGCCGGAATAAGGAATTGCAGTTGCAACAGAAGACAAGTCGAGAGCCCCGGCAACATCTGTGATTAATTTTCTATATCCAAAGCCGCCGATACCAGAATTATCATGGACTCTTGCTACTTCATATCCATCATACTGTTTAAATGCGAGACTGTCGCCGTTGACTTTAAGTTGCATATCTACTTGGTTGGCTGTGCTGTCCATATCAAGTGAAAGCTGATTTACACCAGCGACTTGAAAATTAATGTCACCTGTTGCTGCACTAATGTCCAAGCCACCATCGACATCGATCGATAAATGTGCAGCAGTAGCGTCATCATCAACTGTTGAGATCGTGGTTGCACCGTGAGTGGTGGTTTGAATCTGGAAATAATCGCCACTATCGGCTGAACTTTCAATTCTAAGATCAACACCACCGTCCTCAACGTCAAGCTGGATTCCGTAGTTGACATCGCCGCCGGATGCTTCGATCCTTGCACCTTGGACGAAGCTGCTGCCGTTTGATGAGCCTTGTGCGTTAATAAGCGCACCGTATGTAAAGGTGCCGCCGGCATCAGCAGCGTGCGTAAGCGTCGGGGTGACGTATAAACCATACATATAGTTGTTGCCATTGGTGGCTGTGGTGTTATCCATATCCACCTTGATGCCATACATGGTGTTGGTTGTCGTGGAAGCGCCGGTCTTATCAAAATCGATATCCATGCCCGCGATGGTCGCGCCGTCTGTATCCGAGTAGTTCTTGTCTACGCTGATGCCTGCTGAACCAGAAGACTGAAGATATAAATCACCAGTTTGTGTCACTTGCATCAAGTCGCGATCACTCTTAAATATGATATTATGACCCTCATCTGGGTCATTATATATCACCCATTTTCTTGTGCCATATTCCGACAGTTCAAAACCGGGATGATTACCGGGAGTGGAATCGGCTCTAATTCTTGGGTCTACTCCAGATACATGTAATTCACAACTTGGAGTGGCACCAATCCCAACTCTATCATTTCCGCCATCGACAAATAACATATGTGTATTATTAGCACTTTCAACTCTAAAGTCGATATCAACACCACCTTCATTAAAAGTTACGTCGTTTTGAGTATCCTCGGTGAAATCCACAAAATTGACGCCGCCGGCTTGGATGTTTATGTCGTCATCTGTAAACTTAATATACGTGTCCGTATCACCTATATGAAAAATCTTGGCAGAAACACCTAAATCTGTTCCATCAAATGTTAGGTTCGCTTCGCCGTTAAGGGCATCTGAGGAAGTGAAGGTAGCTACTCTGTTGTCGGCGCCGTTGGTAACTGCTGAAACTGCTCCACCACCCGACGGAAGTTCAACGTGATCGCGACCCGGGTCGAACAACATAAGGATATCTCCGCTCGGGCTATCAGTCGCAAGACAATACCCAATAATTCTTACAAAATCTCCACTGCCGGTGGGCGCCGTAAAATCAAATTGGGCTGTGTGGCTTTCGGAAACATATATAGCCGCACCTACGGCGGGAGTCCCCTGTACATTAGCACTGTCAATTCTCACAATTCCTTTAACCAACACGCCATCAGTCGTCGGAGATGTGCCTAAAGGAACTCCCAGAAGCTCCGTCCCACCATAAGACGGATTGTCAGCATCCGTATTATACCACTGCCCATCTGTATGAAGAAAATAAAGATCACCGGCAGTAAGTGTCCCAGTACCAATCTTTACAACCTCTCCAACACCCTCGTGATCGACAAAATCACCGATGGCCGGCGTTATAAAAGTTTTTATACCCTTGGTAGTTACAATTACTGGACTGTCTTTGCCGTGTAATTTTGTTTCTGAAATATCTTTATCGTATCTGGCCATACAATAAATAGTTTAATTTATTTTCCTTGGCCGCGATATTTCTTTTTATAAAGTTTTGATCTTTTGTTGTGTGGGTACTTTGTCCAACGGCCATCTCCTTGCCGCGTCTTTTTGCTTGTAAAAGCAGCTTTATTTTCGCCTTTCTTTGCCATTACTCTTCATCCTCCTTTTCATTTACATCGCGGAACATTATAAGAATTCTGTATCCTTTCCAACGACGGGGTAGTTTTTTCCTGACGCGGGGAGCGTGGTGCTTGGGAAGCATAATATCTATACTTTTCCCGCAGACATCTTTACCAAAAGAATATTCATATTTTTTACTCACCACAAATTCTTTTTGGAATTCTTCAATGAGTTTCTTTTGCTTCTTGGTAAGTTTGTCTAAGCTGTTGCTCATGGATACTGTTCCGGCTCTTTATTATCAACATCGTAAAAATCTGCTGCTTTGCCTTCCCGCTTATCAAATTTGAGAACAATTTCCTGTTCCATTAGCTCCACAACTCTATTATAGAATTTTTTATCTTTAAGCTTTTCATTCCAGTTTTTACTTTGAAACTTATCTGTGGTGTTGTCATTGTAGTGTAATGTAAACCAAGCGCCGGCATTAGTCAAATGTTCCGATGATTTGACAGCTTCAAGCCAACTTTCTTTATCCATAATGTGGATATCTTCGCCGCCCCAAATAATTTTGAAAGAACACTCTCTTCCTTGGGTTCCAAAACGACTTTTTTCAATTTTTGCCCTAACTTCAGTTCCAATGCGAAACCCCTTATCATCATAAATGAAACTTGCCTTTCCTTTCCTCGCTGTGAGCCATACACGCAGAGAATATGCGTAAGCTAGGGCCTTACCCCCCGGCGTGAAATACGGCGTTGTAAGGGCCTCTGCTGGCCGTCTAGTGATGTTTGTTTTTAGCTGATTTAAAATCAATAAAGTTGCGTCTTTGTTGGCGATCGGCTGAACCAACTTTGCCATGCCCTTTGAAAGAATGCGAGGTTTCACTGCCATTGTTGATAATGGGTTGAAGTCGCTCTCAATGTCGCTAACCGAGGGTGTCATTGCCATACTATCCCATATAAACAGCATTTTACTGTCGCTGTTCGCCAAAAGATTTTCAATTGTTTCCAAAACGAATTCAACTGATTGTGCTTGAATATAAAGCAAGTTCTCCAAATCGCAACCTGCATTTTCCAAAAAATAGGGATCAATAGCACTTTCAGAATCAAAATAAATTACGTCAATACCCATCTTTTGAGCATTTGCAGCAACCTGTGCTGCCATATAAGATTTGCCTGTAGCCTCTAAGCCAGCAATTTCACTGATCTTGCCAACGGGAATGCCGCCCCATTTTCCGCGGCGGATAATGCCGTCCAGCCACTTTGAGCCAGTGGCAATAAATTCGTTAACTTCAGTGGGGTTCTCATCCTTTAAAGAAAACGCAACATTTGCGCCGGCTGATTTATTAATCAACTTTTTCATATCCGCGATGCTTAATCGTCCGCTTGTTTTTTTTGCCTTTGCCATAAGAATTCCTATTTTTTAAATTATACACCGGGCTGCCGAAAATTTTCAATCGCAGCCAGTGCCTCGCTCTCATTATACACCCGCACATTCATTGCAAAATTAATTCGTTCTTTTGTAGATTTAATTAGCGGAGTAATCGCATGATATAAATATGATGGAAATATAATCAATTTACCATCGGTGGGGGTTGCTGTTTGTATTTGTTTACTTGTCCAATACATATTCCCGTAATCCGTGTATAATCCAGTTGGCCACCGCGGATCATAAAAACGCAGGAGGCCGCCGTTTTCTTTTGAACTGTCTCCAACATCTATGTAGTATACCGCGCACCAAGTACAATTATCATGATTGTGAATTTCATGATATCCGCCCTCCTTGGTGATGTGTAGCCAAGATTCGTGGATATCAAAAATAATATTCGCGTCTTTCGGAGTGTTCTCTGACCACGCTTGTTCATTCAGCGCAGTTATAGCCATTTTTAAGGACGTATGACAAAAATCAACCACAGACTTAATTGGTTCTTCTTCCCCAAAGCGGTCAAAAAAATCAAATCGACTTTCAAACAAGCCACGCTTAATTGAGGGCGCAACGCCACTTTCAATATCTTTTTTTGTTCCTTTCCTATACTCGTGAGCAAAATTAATTAAATCTTCTTTTATTTTTGAGTGATTTGGATTATCAGTTTCAAAAATAACAGTCTGCCACAATTGTTGGGCTCTTATTGCAATCTTTTTTTGTCCTTTATCCATTTTTTGTCTCCACAATAAAAAGGGGGGGCCGAAGCCCCCCCCCACAAGCTACCCACTTAGCTTGCTAGCAATTCGTTAAATGCCTTATCTACTGTGTTCTCTGTATTATACTTCTCTACTTCTTCGTTTCCTTCACCATCGGCAAGATATTCATCAAGCATTTCCTTGACTTCCGCCGAAGATTTGCGAGGAAAAATACCTGCATAATCAATCTCGGTGTTAATAAACTCCTTCGCCAACTCCTTGTCTTCTGTAAGAGCAGAAGAGCGACGACGCGGCTCAAGATCCGTGCTTGGGAACATTGCCCCCGACTTCTTGCCATACTTGAGGACAAGATCGGTGCCGCTCTCCGGATCAGTAATATCGCCATAATCCGGGTTCAAGACGAGGCTCAACAGCTTCTCATAAACAGTCTTGCTATAGCCCCATAGTCGAACGCCTTGGTCTTCCTCGCCGCGAACAATAACGGGCGAAAAGAAGCGCTGCTTTGCCATTAGCTTCTTCGCCAATTCGCGGGACTCATCAGAGCCATCTTCCCAAAGCTTGCGAACAAAGGTGTCCAAAGGACAATCCTCGCCAAAGTTACGCTTCGGGCTAAGAAATCCGGGCTTGTCGCCAAGATTGTAGTGGAACCAAAACTCCTTGAAGGGGTCTCCGTCTGCGTCTGGTACAATTCGAATGGTCTGTTCGCCATCCTGCGGTTTCCAGAACCACCGCTTACCGTTGCCGCCCGATAAGGACGACATCTTGCTCTTCATTTTTTTCATGTCTAGTGCCATGTTGTTTTTCTCCTTAAATTATAGGCTGGGTCATTTTCCCAACCCGCATATACATTATAATATATTTACGCTCAAAGTCAAGCATTATTCCTGTATAAAGTTTGTGTAAAGCACAACATATGCAAAATTTGTTTCATATGTTGTAGACGTTATATCATATGATACAGAAGTTAAATCTGATTGTCCAGACTTTTTTACCTGTTCTTTAATCTTTTTAAACATATTTTTTTCTTTTTCTAGCGCCTGTTTGTTAAATGCAAAATAAAAATGTTTCTCTCTCACATTTTTTAAATCATAAAAGGGGTTTTCTTCATTTTTTTCTAAATTATATGCTGCCAGTGTTGAAATTCTGTTCATATCTTTTGGAGAGGATATGTTTCCAATAACTGACTCTGTATTCGATAAATAATTGAACATGTGCAATGAATTAACAATCATTTGGTTAATTTTAGAAAAATATTCAGTAATAGACAGTTCTCCTAAAATATCTGCAATTTTCGAATTGTCTAATACAAAAATTTTCTCAAAAAGTCCAGAGCGACCGAATTCTTGTAAAATCCTGTAGACGACCTTTTCTCGCAGCGCTTCGTCTTCATTCAAAAAAGTCAAATCAGGCCTTATATATACAACGTTAAGTTTCGCACCCTTCACTTGTTCCAGCACTCTTAATATTGTGCCACTGGTTATTCCGCCGCCGGCACAGAAAAAAAGCGCTTTATTTTTCCCCACCGCTTCTTTTAATTTTATAAACTCTGGGACGGACTCTTCCGCTTCTTCTATCGTGTTTGCCTTTGGCAATTCATAACAATTTTCACCAGAAATGCCAACGTCAATATAGTGAACGTTATATTGAGAATATTTTTCAAAATTTTCAGCTATTTTGCAACCGGCGCCGCCTAGGCCAATTATTTCCATTTTATTTCCTTCATCTCACCAAAGTTTTTGCCGGCTTGTGCTGAAATGGCAAACTCCCCCAAGCTAGTTTTTGCAAATGTTTCAAATATTTCCGTCATCAATTCCTTATCTTCTTTCGCCAAGTCAATTACTAGCGAATCATGCACTATAAACGCTATATGTGATTTGGAACCTTTAAGTAAATCAAAAATTTTAATTACTTGCCTCAAAACCATATCTGCTGTCGTACTTTGAATTAAATAATTCAAAGCGTGGAATTCGTCTGCCTCTATTTGTCTATCAAATGGCGTCGTTACCATTTTACCATCCCAATATTTTTCTTTAATACTTGTTTTATCATAAGTTTTATTTGCCAAATTATCGTTTGAATCAGGATTATATAGCCAAGCAAAAATCCGCTCTTTCGCTTCTTTTCGCGACGTGCGAAATACATTTTTAGCATTCCACTCGTGTATATCTTCTTTCGGCTGTTTTTTGCCGCACAGAGCCAATAATGTCCTTAATTCAGCAGCATTAAAATCTAACTCCACATAAAGATCATTATTTGGCTCCAATATAGAACGATACTCCTTTTTGAGTGTCAAAATAGGGAAAGATTTAGGTTCTGTCGACAATCTGCCAGTTTTTGTCCCAAAAATATTATATTTAATGCGCTTTTCTGCCTTTTTTAGACGTTTCGAAAAATTTCTAGTCGCAATTTGATGACTTAAAGCATTTAATTTATTAAGTTTTAAATTTAGTGGGCGCGTTTTGATATCTTCAACAACTTTTGTAAGCTGCAACAAAAAATCATAATTTTTTGGCCTCCCGCGGTTGTCAAAAACATGTCTTGTTATTTGATTTTTTACCTCGTAAAAATCTAACAGAAAATGTTGTGGCACCAAATCATAAAAACAGTGTTCTGTAAGAGATATCTTTGCATGCATAAAAGAATTTAAATATGCCCTAAGTTTATTGCCGGCTCGATCCCACTCTCCCTTTAAGAAATCTGGGCATATCTCGTCGATACTACGACCTTCACAATATAGTTTTGCAAATTCAATACCAGAGGGCAGGCCGGCCTTATATTCCCAAGTGCCGCTTAAATTTTCTTTCGAAAACTCTTCAACGAACTCGCCGGCCGCATATATGCTTTTACAATCGTGTTTATTGTCTAGTGTCTGGAAAATCATTAAAATCAGAGAACGACAGAATTCCATTCATATGGACTTTGCCTTATTTCTTCTTGAGGCTTCGAAATTATTGTTCCTAAATCCACAGCATTCGTTACGTTCATCATCATTATAGGGGCTTCTTCTCTAGATGTCAAGGCAATTGCTGGAGAATGTGCGCCGATAGTCCCCAAGAGGCTTTCAATATAAATTATTGCTAAATTTGCAAATTTATAAAACTCTACCCTGCTGCCCACTTGCCAACTATTATTTTTATCTTTTGGCAAAGACTCAATTGCCTTAGAATAAAACCTGCCAGCTTGGGTTTTAATTCTATGCAACTGCGTACTATTATAGGGGCTCTTTCTTTCAATGTTTCTAATTTCTGTATACCATCCAATTATTTTTAATGGTACCATTCTCACATTTAATATATTGGTGCTTATGTTTGTATCAGTAGAAAAGGCGTGTTGTCTTAAAGTTGTATATCGGTCGTAGTTGCTTTTCCTCATTGTCTCCGGATTTTGATTTTTCTCCTGAAATAGACTGGTCAACTCTCCTTTCGAAGATAGTGGAGCAAATTTAGGGTGTTTTGCTATAAATTTTTCATAAAAGTCTATTAATGTCAACAAAAAGCCATTATATCTAGCTGATAGATTTAAATAAGTTGCGTTTGTCCTAATGAGAGATTCATAAGTCGTCCCCTCACCGCGGGCCATGGCTATATATTTTGCCATTTGCTCCGAATTGACATCTGCAATTAGTCTCCAAGGTATATTAACATCTACTTTGAAACCATAACGCTGTGCTAAGGTCGAATATGTTTTATAATTTGGGCTTTCTAAAAATTTAACTTTTGTTGCGTCCAAATCTTCTTGAACCGCCAATATATCAACAATCAAGCCTGTGTGATAGTCTGTCTTGCGATAACTTTCAGTAAAACCAGACGTTGTGAGCGTATTTCTAGTGGTCATTAAATAAATTTTTAAATATCTATAAAAATCATCAAAATTCTTAATTTTAGGACTGCTTTGTAAATTTATAAGCACCTCTCTATAAAAATCATCATACAGCCCTTCTAAATATAAATCGCGAGCGTCTTCTTCATTTTGGTAGCTTCTTTTCGGCGCTATTTCTTTTAAAAAAGAGCTATTTTTGTTTATACCCTTACAACAGGGCAGATCTTTTCTTTTATTAAAGTCTTCCATAAACTCAGCAAATGCTAGTGCAACAAAGTCCATCATTTCAACACCGTCCAACATCACAATATTGTCATAAGTGTGATATATGGCCGCGGCCAAGCCCCTTTTGTTGGTCTTGCCATAAAATGGCACATGGTACCACAAGTCTTTTATATTATTTCTGTATGTATTATAAATTTCTTTATAATTTGTGCGGCCTTCATAAAATTCTTCAGCGCCAGACTTGTTGTTTGCTGACGAAATAAAGCCCTCTT